CGCCAATGACGTCGTGGAATTCATGGGAACCGTTGATCTGTGCTCCCTGAACCAGTTCGGATCGCCCGTAACGCCGATCAGCCAAAACCCCAATTTCCTGCTGGACCAGCGGCAACGGTCGGTGCCGAATCCGCAGAGTCCCAGCGGTCCGGTCTATACGGAAGAACTCGACTTCCGCATCTACAACCGAACGGATTTAGTAATTTCGTAGCAGCAACCAGAAGCAAAAGGAGCATAACAAAATGTTAGAGAACATCACCCTTCCCGAAGGTTCCGGACTTCCCTCAGTCGGAACTATTCTTTCCATCTTTGTGGGCAGCCCGGCTTCATACCGACCCATCGGCAATCTCAGCAATATCACCTGGGATCTGAAGGCCGTCACGGCTGACACCACGAATATGGGCACGCCATGGAAACAGCACATCGTTACATTGATGGACGGCGGCACGCTCAAGGCGGATCTGTATTTCATCCCCGCCTCCGCTGCTGATGATGCCGGTATCGAAGGACATAGCTTCGCGGACCCCGACGCACTTGGCGAAATCTTCGCTACCCAGGCAAGCGGCGGGGACGTATCTCGCGCTTACTCTATCAACTTCCCCGATGGAACCACGTACCTCTTCAATGCGACCATCAACGATTTCCCGATTGATGCCAATGTTGAGAAGCCGTTAACTGTGAAAATTTCATTCGGCGTTACGGGCGAGCCCCAGTTCGCGTAAGGTCCGATCCATGCAGACATCCACAATCGCTCCCCCTCCGACAGTCCGAGTCGGGGGGAAAGAGATGCATGTTCACTTCGGCAACGGTGCGTTCTATCTGCTCTCCACCTGGGGAATCGACATCACGCAAATCGCGTCGTCTCTCAATGAGCGTTTCGCCAACGGTCGCTACACCGAAGCCATGTATAAGCTCGCGGCGGCCGGCCTCGGCAAGATGGATGCCAATGGAGACTGGGAATCACTCGGGCTGGACCCTCTCAAGATGGCCGACCGTCTGAAGGAAAACGAATCCGGCCCGCTGCTCGAAACAGTCTGGAAGGAGTTCGCGGGAAAACTTGGGCTGGCGACGACGACAGCCGGGACGACGCCAGCGACCCCGGCAGACTCGACGAACGCGGATGGCTCAGGCTCTGGGCCTTCGGAACCAGCGGCAGCGGCCTAGGGCTTTCTACGCGGCAATTCTGGGGCCTGACGCCACGTGCGTTTCAGGCCCTGCAACGGGAGTGGGAACGCAACCGTGAATATCAACTCTCGATCTATTCCGAGATCCACGCCACACTGCGAAACGTGGCGCTCGGGAAGGGCTACAAGCCGCCGTCCGGGGAAGTGTGGACCGCTGACATGCTCCGGCCCGGCTACAAGCCAGCAAAGGCCGAATCCGTGGACTGGAAAAAGGACCGGGACAACCTGATGGGCAGCGCAACAAAGATCAAAGCGCAGGCGCAATCGTTCACGCCGGAAGGCCGCGCGGCGAAACGTCAGGCGGTCCAAAACCTGAAAACTGCGGCTATGCGCCGGAAGCGGGCCGAAGAGATGAAAGCTGGTGGGTGTGGGCCGGCGCGAATACGGCATTATTTGCTGACAGGGGAGGAATAAGCGATGGCAGGCGGAGAGTCCGCGGGCGCAATCTACATAACGATTGATGGTGATGCGTCTCCGCTACTGGCGAAATACCAGCAAGCGGAGGCGCAATCGCGGGTGGCAGGGCAACGGATCGCAGCAGGGTTGGGGCAAGGCCTGGGGCAAGCATCCGGAATTGTAGATCAATTTGGCCGCTCCGTGTCTTCCGGCATTGTCGCGCCTATGGAAGAAGCCGCGCCGGCTGTTGACAACGCGACGCGCTCGGTTCGTGGGTTATCCCAGGCACTTCACGGAACCGTGCCGGAGGTCGCCGCAGCTTCGGGCGCTATCCGCGTTCTCGAAGGCAATATGCCGATACGGGCGGTGGAGCGTTTCGCCACGAATGTGCTCGGATTGGGTCCAATTCTTCAGGGCGCCTTCCCGCTCGTGGGAGCAATCGCCCTCGGTGAAATGGTCGTCCATGTCGCAGAAAACTTCGGGAAATTATCAGAAGAGGAAAAGAAAACAGCCGAAGATACGAAACGCGTTTCAGACGAATGGGAGTCACTGGCGAAACAACTGGAAGGCGGCGAGGTCGAGAAAGCCACTCTTGAAATAGGTAGATTGGCGGGACTCAGGATCGGTTCGTTCTTTGATGAGAGCGAAGCGCAACGCATGCGCGCACGTCTCGCGGCGCTTACCGAACAGGCCACGGCGGCCCGCCGGGCAATGGCCATTGACACCGGCACGGCATCACTCAGTTCTAATCCGCTTGTGGCCGGGGCTCAGGCGATCAATCCAGCCGTGACGATCAATCGCTATCTGGCGAATGTAGATTTCAAAGATCAGGCAGCAAAGGCGAAGACACTCAACGACGAAATCGGGATTCTGACTGAAAAACTGAAAATCTACGATCAAACCACCAGTAAAATCAATGCCGACAAACAACAAAAGGAAACAGCGGACGAAGCGAAAAAGGCGGCAGAGGAATCCAAGCGCGTCCTGGATGAGCGACGTACTGCGTTCAAAGACTTCTACGACAACCAACTGGCAGACCTGAAAGCCGCGCACGAGGTCACACGCGCAGAGGAATTGAAGTTTCGTCAGACCGAACTCGCAGACGCCAAATCGCGCGGTCCGGGCTTCGCTCCCGTCGCCACCGAAGTAAACCGCCAGGTAGGAACGCTCTCCCAGGAAGTCGATAAGGGGGTTGGTACGACAGTTTCGGAAGGCCGGAAAATTCAGGTTGAGCAGGCCAAGGCGCTGATGAAATCCCTTCACGAAACGATGATTCGTGAATTAGAGGAAGCATCTGCTGAAGGTCAGCGAACCCTCGAACAGGACCGGCGCGTACTTCAGGAATTCGCTTCCGAAGCGGTCAAGCGCGGCGATGAAGGAATCAAATCCGCCGGCGTAAAGCAGCAGTCAACCGACGAACTGTCCAAACTTCAGACTCAGCAGCAATACTCACTGCAACTGGTCCACAACCGGCAGGACGAACTGGCGTATGCGGTTCAGATCGCCGCAGCGGACGAACGCGCGTTGTCCGACCGAATTGCCGAACTGGAGGAGTTGAAACTCTACCAGGCACTCACCGGCCAGGTAAAGGAAGAGAATCAGACGGATCTCCAAATCGAGCAGGCAAAGGCCGCGCTCCTGAAGCAACAAGTACAGGACCAGACAGTCATCGCCACCAGGATTCAACAGCAGTCACTCGCGGGACAAGTCCAGTCAGCGGTAGGAAAAGGCCCCGCAACACTTCTCGACGCGGGTAATCAAATCGCCGCGCAGGGCATAACCAGAGCCGTAGATGGAATAGCCAGCGCTCTCGGAAGGGCCGCGCAGGGTGGTGAAAAACTGGGCAAGATATTCTCCGACCTCGGGCGCTCGATCCTCGGCAGCGTTGTGCAGGGTATCGCGAAGATTGGCCTTCAGATGGCCGTCACAGCCGTGACAGGCAAAGCTATCGGATCATCTATCGCCGTGGCAGAGGTCACCAGCGCGGCGGCAGTAGGCGCGGCGAACGCGGCGGCGGCAACGGCGGCAATCCCGATCATCGGCCCGGCTCTCGCACCAGCGGCGGCGGCGGCAACCTTCGCGGAAATCATGGCGTTTGCTCCACTGGCGTCTTACGACAAGGGCGGCATGATCCCCGAAGATCAGTTGGCGATGGTCCACAAGGGGGAGTTTGTTTTGACGGCCGACCAAATGGCGGGACGCTCGGCACTTCCGAGTCTCCCGATTGGTGGCTCAATCAACAGCGGAGGATTTGCCACGGCCAGCCAGATCAGCAATTCATCGTCACAGAATCAAAGCAATATCTTCCACCTTAACGGAATCCGCAATATCGAAGACTTCGCGCGGCGACTGCCGGACGTGCTGAAGTCCCGCGCGCCTAACTTCAGCCCGGCGACAAGCTAAACCGAAATGGCCGCAATCCCCCAGGTCGATATCGCAGTCACGCTGGTAGACACCGGCTATGGCCTGCCCGTGGTCACGGAAGGGGACGGCAGCGTCACGCTGGGGGCCTTCGGCCTGGTGGGAGTCTCGCCGGGAGCGCTATTCCTCGGAGAGGGCGCCGTCGAAAACGTGGCGACCTTTCCGAGCTACAACTCGAATTTTGAATCCCTGGTCGGAACGATCGTAAACTACGACCTCGAATCGACTCTGAACAGCGAAGCGGTCAGCGGCCAGCCGCCCGCTTACACCGAACAGGCGGCGCTACACACAGACGCCGGCTTGATCCTGATCCTCGACACGACGAATATTTTTGCCACTGGCATAATCAATGGCAAGACTCAGGCGTGGCCGGGTCCGGTGGATTATTCGCAGGTCGGACAAGTGGCGCTCGTAATTGCGAACCAGAGTGTCAGCATGAGCTTTCTGGCGCTCAAGGCGATCGCGTTCGACGATACGACTTACGGATGGTGTCTGTCGGCAACGGCCAATCTGGGCACCACACTCCCGCCCGGCCCTTACATTCTGATGATCCGGCCGGATTTGAGCACATCGGGCTGGTTGCCCGACAACATCAATCTGACGTTCGGGGTTTTCGGAACATGCTCCTGGCTCTACAAGGGCGTAAACTATCAGGCCGATTACAGCGGGCTCCCGACCGTCACGACTTACACGATCGTCTACGAATTTGCAACCGGGGAAACGCCGACAGTGCTGGGCACGGGCGACGTATCGGCAGACGCCGCGAATGCGCTGGGGGCGCCGCCCGGCACGACGCCCTTCATGACGGCGGCCGGCATGTTCGGCATCGACTCGCAGAGCGGCAACAACACGGGGTGCTGGTATTGCGCCCTCGACTGCAGCGCGTTCGGCGCGGTCGCCTTTGTCATGCCCGACGCTTCGATTGGCCCGTCGTCGAGTCCCGGCGTCTGGAACAATTTCAATTCCGCGCTCAATTACTCCACTTACCCCCAGACGGATGCGCTGGGGAACTGGTGGTGGGTCCGGCTTCCGCTTTGCGATGGCTCCGGAAATCTGGTATTGGAGCCACTGACAAGCGAGGTCTACAAATCGGGAAGCGCTCCGTCGCCCGGTTGCCCGGTAGCGTGGCTCTCGATCAACGAGCCGGGTTCGCTCTCTCCAGTTACGCCGAACGTCTGGACCGATCAATCCCATCGGCTGCACACAAGCGAATCGATAGCGTTTTCATGGATCGCACGGCAACGCGGCACGGCAACAGTTCCGCTGATCATTGCGGGCGATGACGATTACATGCCGACGATAGGCTCTCAGGTGTGTCTCTGGGATATCACCGAAGACGCAGATTTTGAAGTGTTCAGCGGCACGATTGACGATTATGAAGTGAAGTGGCTGGGCGTCAACGGCGATCGTATCGTTACGATGACATGCGTTTCTCTGGATCAGGTTTTCGATACCATCCGGCTGCCGAATCTGCTGTTCGAGGACGAGACGGCGGGATTCATTTTCACGGCACTATTCGCTTATGCCTCCGGCTCTCCGGTCACGCTCGGAACGGTTGACGCCGGCCCGTCGATCGCAAACTATAAAACGGAAAACTTCTCTTCGATCAGCGAAGAAATGACGCGGCTTTCCACGCTTGCGGAATTCGTCTGGGGCGTTGATCCCGGCACAGGAACCGCGTATTTCACGCCACCCAACACGACGCCATCGCCATTCACCCTGGACGCGGAAGACGTTCTCTGGGAGCAATTCACGCTCAAAGAAGAACGGCACGATTACCGCAACCGCCAGATCCTCAAAGTTCCCGATGCGGTTGCCGTTCAGTCGTCTGAGTACTTCGTCGGCACTGGTCAGAAGACCTTCGCGCTTCTACGTCCTGTCGAGTCGATCACTGCAGCTTGGGTCACTGAAAATATTCAGAACGCGGCCACCGGGACATTCACCGGCCAGCCGAATCCCGGCGACACGATCACCTTCACTTACGCCTCTGGCGGTGGTGGCGGATACACATGGGTGGCGAATAACGAGTACTTCGTGGGAGCCGCGATTGTCGATCCGAACGGTAATATTCAGCGGGCGACAGTGGCGGGCGCTGGCACTCAATCCGGCCCGACAATCCCGTCGTTCCTAACGAACTTCGGCGACGTTACGACAGATTTCACAATGACGTGGACGAACCAGGGGCCAGCCGGGTTCGGGCCGGGCGGAAACTTCGGATTCACCTATAGTTTTGTTGCATCGTTGCTGACCGGATCCGGGGCCACGTCGGGTAATGCGCAATTTGGACTCGTGTTGATCGGCGCGACAGAAGCGAACACTGCGCAGAATCTCGCAGATGCGATCAATGCGATTCAAACGTTGGCGGGAGTGACGTTCTCACTGGCGACGTGGGAAAATCCCATTGTCAACGCGGACGAACCCGCCGGATCGAGCACGATCGTAGTCCGCAATAAACCCGCCGGCGCCGCCTTCGTCGCAGGGCTCGCATGGACCGGGACCGCATTTTCGTTTGACAAGGCAGTGACGCACGGTGGCGTGACAACCTTTGGAACTTCTACGGTGAACGTGGGAGTGCAGGGGCAGACGACCGGCGGCAGTACTTTCACGATTGTCTATACGCCGGGGTCGAACATCGTCACAAGTGCAACTCCGCTGGGACCGGGGGGAGCTGCGCCGAATCTTCAGATTCAGTACATGGCGGTCGATGCGGACTACGTTCAGGTAGAGGATACGGTCGCGGTCAACGTACGCGCGGCCATAGAAGCTGGAACAGGGAAGTACCAGCAGGTCTCATCGGACGATCAGGCGCAAACACTTCCATCCGCTCTGCAACTCGCGCAACAGCAACTTGCAGCATTCGGGGTGATCCCGCAAACTTTTGAATTTACGACCATGCGCGCCGGCCTGTACGTCGGCCAGGTGCTTGCGATCTCGCTGTCCAGTCCCAACAACGCGCCGGCGCTCATCAATGCGTCCTGGTTCATTCAGGAGATCAGAGCCGAGGTCGTCCCGGTCTACGGCGAAGACGGCGCTTCAGACCGCTGGCTTCCGGGCGGCGGCCACTTCCGCTACACGGTCACCTGTATCGACGTCGCGCAGATCGGATCATGGCTCGATTTCTGGCTGGGCCTGTCGGGCGGCAGCGGCGATGGCGGAGGTTCCACTGCTGTGGGCGGCGGTACTCTCGGCAGTAATCCGAGCGCGAACAACTCGTACAGCGCAGCGATTACGGCGGTGGCGGGAACTCCTCTCGCAGTGACGCACGGACTCAACACGGCAGCGGTCATGGTTGCGGTGTACGACGGAGCGGGAAACCTGATGACCATTCCCTCGCTTCAGGTGACGAGCGCCAACGTGGTGACGGTGACATTCGGAATCGGCTTTACCGGGACTATTGTTGTGATAGGAGCATAACCATGAAAAGTGAAAAAATCTTTTGGCTTGTGGTTGCGTTCTCAATCGGAGCGACCCTGATCGGCCAGATTGTTCCGGGGTACATTGACATCGTTCAGGTGCCGGTGAAGCCACCAGCGCCTTCGACCACGTGCCTGGCGGGCCTTCCCTGTAACCGGATTTACGTGCTGGGGACAACGGGTGGCACAGGCTCGACCGGCACGCTAAGTTGCGAGACAACGGCGGGAACGGCGTGCCTAAGTGGGGTCACTGGGCCTACAGGAGCAACTGGCGCGACCGGAGCCACCGGGACAACCGGACCGACTGGCCCGAGCGGCGCAAGCGGACTGACGGGGGCAACAGGACCGACCGGACCAACTGGACTGACGGGGGCAACAGGACCGACCGGACCAACTGGACTGACGGGGGCAACAGGACCGACCGGACCAACTGGACCATCTGGAGGAGCCGGTCCCCTTTATCCTAATGTAAACTCAGTTGGTTCTTTTGTTGGAACTGATATGGAGCAAACTACTACAGTGCAAGAATTTAAGCCTGGCATGAGTGCTGCTACAGTTTCAGATAATGGCTGTGATGCTCCTTATATGTGGCCTATTGCTGGAGTATTTCGTAATCCGTCAATGACTATTGGAGGAACTAACGGATCAAGTGTTGTTCTACGTGGAAATGTAGTAATAGATTGTCACTATGTTGCACAACCTATGCCTGGTGGAGTAATTATTCCTCCAGGAGCAGCAGCAGGTGGATATATAAATAACTCTTCACAATACTTTAATTATTTTCATGCAGCCCAAGGAAATGATGTAAGTTTTTTCTGGGGAAAGAATTCTTCTGGTGGAACGTCTGCAACCGTGAATGCTCTTGCATCTGAGTTTATCGCTGACTCAGGAACATGGACTGTGCTGGCTCAAAATGGAAGACGTACTTATACAGCCTCCCAGACATACTATACTTCTTTAGTGGCTGGTAATTATGGTACAGCAGCAGAGTTAACTCAAGCTGTTGTAATACCCTTTGCTTATACTCTTCAATACTATGGTCAATGTTGGTTTACGGGCGCGCCCACTAATACAGTTACTTATACTGTAAGAGTAAATAGTGCAACTCCAGTTGGAACACCAACTGTTAGTCAGCTTTCAACAGATGGAACTGCTGGATGTAAATATGATTATGCTGATTCATTAACAGGTAGTGCAGGTGATTACGTTGATCTTCAAGTTGTTACTGGTGCAACTAATCAAGCAACATCTCTTTCAAGTGTTTTAGGAATCTCCTCCTCTTCTAATCATACAATGATTGCTTGGAATGTTAGTGGTCAAACTGGTCTTGTAGGAACTACAAAAGCTTATTCTCTAGCAGCAGGAGATAATACCAGCACAACTGAATCTGGAGTAATTCATACGATGACAATCACCAATGGCTGCGCTGTATCTAATATGTGGGTAACAATTGCCGGAACACAAACTAATGGTCATTTAACGGTTACTCTGCGTACCGGTACAGCTGGAAGCGGTCTTGGTTCGATAACATTGGGAGATACCAGCGTTACGGGAACTGTAGCAAATGGAACCAGCGCGGGGGCAGTACATCTCTATACTACCGGAGCTGTAACTATCTCACAAGGAGATACATTTGATATCTCACTTGTTAATTCGAGTGGAAATAGCCCACTATTAGGATCGGTATCAATTCAATGCAATTAAAAAATCCGCCCGCGATGCGACGGTTTCTCGTTATCCTGATGGTATGCACGTTGCCCGTTGGCGCGGTCACGTTCGCCGGGTTCTCCCAGTTGACGACCGTGGTCGCGAACTGTGCGCCGGTGCTCCTGCACCCAAAGCAGAATGCGGCGAAACTTAAAGCGGAACTCGCGCGGCTGAAGAAAAAGAAAGCGAAGAAAACGTAATGGCAATCGGCGATCAGGTCGGGAAAGTAGCGGTCGATGAGATCAACTCCACCACGTTGCCGGAGGCCGCGAAGCTCGTAAGCGATTCCATGACGCAGGCCGCTGTCATCGTCAACGGCGCACTGAACGGGATCGAAGGCGAGCGGCTGCTGGCTATGCAGGGCCTCACGGATACCCTGGCGCCGGCAATTGCGGAGTGGAAGCGGACAAACGACGTGCTGGAACGGCTGGCCGGAGTTCTCGAGCGCGTCAACCTGAAACCCTGAAGCGTGGTACGATATCCGCGAAAGGCAGGACCAAAACGAAATGAACTGGCTCAAGACATTGTTTTCAAAAATCGACGGATTCTTTCACACGCCGAAAGCTCAGGCCGTGGAATCGGATATAGAAAGTCTCCTCCCGGCGGCCATAACCGTCGTGGGGGAAATCAACGCACTGGCTCCGAATCGAACCCTGTCAGAGATCAACGCCATTGCGACGAAGTACGCACTGCCGACCGTTGAAGCGCTGGCATCGGGCCAGACCACCGGCAACGTGCTCCTGAACCTAGGCACCCAGATACTGCAAAAGAACAATGCACCGACAGCCGCGACCTCACTACTTAACACGGTGATCCAGTTGGCGGTAGTCGCCGATCCTTCGAAGGTTGCGGATACGCCAGCCCCGTAGCGTGGTAACGTAAATCAAGGCTGTACGCACACAATCCGTGAGACACAGGGCCGGGAATCCTTCGGGAGACTCGGCCCTTATTGCGTTACAGCGTGGTGGTGTGGCAAACTATACCCAATGACAACGAAGACAAAGAATACTCAGGTACGTTCCGCAGACCCCGACGCAATCCGCGCTACGGTGTACTTCCCGGCAGACCTGCACGCGGCAATGAATCTGGCTACCGAAGAGGCGCGGAAGTTGCAGCGGGCGGAACGTGTCAACCAGAAGGGGCCGCGCGAGTACTCCCGCATCACCATGTCAGCGGTGATCGTCAAGGCGTGCGAGGAGTTCATCATGATTCACTACCCCAAGTTCAGGGCGAGGCCGAAGCGCAAAGCCGCCTGATCCGATCTAACCCATAGACAACCGTTTCAGAAACGGGCCTACCCACCGGGGCGCACGGTGGGATTTTCTTTGCCGGATGCTAACTTTCGGCCATCTATTTTTTAATTCGGTATCTTTGCTATTGCAACCTTACCACGCTATAACGTAAGATTGTAATGTCACTGGGAGGTGACAAGCATGACACCGAAGAGAGAAGAATTAACCCACACGACGTTGGCGGCTGGTCTCCGGGCCGCTGCCGACTGGTTTGAATCCAATCAGTCAATCAAACTTCCTTACGACCCCTGCCTCCAGATTCTCAGCGTCAACACTAAAGCCGAAGTGGCGGAACTGGCTCGGCAGATGGGCGACTGCGATAAAACCATCAGCGATTCAATGTTCACGGTCGTGAAGCGTTTCGGTCCAGTCGAAGTGCGCGGTGTGGCCTATCGCGAACAGGTCTGCGAACGCATCGTAGTTGGCTATGAGACTGTAACGGTTCCAGCGCAGCCCGCGAAGCCGGAACAGACTATCGCCAAAGAGATTGTGGAATGGAAATGCGGTTCCCTGATGTCGAGTGTTGAAATCGACAAGACCCGGCTTCTGGAAGCGCCCTCGACTCCGTTAATCACGGAAGAGGTGCCGTTTTGACATCGCGCAGCCAGTCCTCCGCTGGCCTCCACTCCGTACCGGGCAACGGAGGCGCGTCCCCGGTAAATTCTCACGTTAACCCCGAACT